CCGGTCAGCGTGGAGGTCCAGTCCGTCACCGACGGCGTGAAGGTGAAAGTGAGCCGGGTTCCTGACGGCGTTGCCGGATACAGCGTGTGGGGGCTGAAGCTGCCGACGCTGCGCCAGCGCCTGTTCCGCTGTGTGAGTATCCGTGAGAATGACGACGGTACGTATGCCATCACCGCCGTGCAGCATGTACCGGCAAAAGAGGCCATCGTGGATAACGGGGCGCACTTTGACGGCGACCAGAGCGGCACGGTGAATGGTGTCACGCCGCCAGCGGTGCAGCACCTGACCGCCGAAGTTACCGCAGACAGCGGGGAATATCAGGTGCTGGCGCGCTGGGACACGCCGAAGGTGGTGAAGGGCGTGAGCTTCCTGCTCCGTCTGACCGTAACAGCGGATGACGGCAGTGAGCGGCTGGTCAGCACGGCCCGGACGGCGGAAACCACTTACCGCTTCAGGCAGCTGGCGCTGGGGCGTTACACGCTGACGGTCCGGGCGGTAAATGCCCGGGGACAGCAGGGCGATCCGGCGTCGGTATCGTTCCGGATTAACGCACCTGCAAAACCCGCCACCATTGAGCTGACGCCGGGGTATTTTCAGATAACGGCGGTCCCGCGTCTTGCGGTGTATGACCCGACGGTACAGTTTGAATTCTGGTTCTCAGAAAAACGCATCACGAACACAGCACAGGTGGAAAAATCTGCCCGTTATCTGGGGACCGGCAGTCAGTGGACTGTCCAGGGGAGCCGGATTAAGCCGGGGACGGATTTCTGGTTTTACGTGCGAAGCGTCAACCTGGTGGGAAAATCTGCTTTTGTGGAAGCCAGCGGGCAGCCCAGCAATGATGGTGAAGGGTATCTGGAAATTTTCCGGGGGCTGATAGATGAGACGCTTCTGGGTCAGGCACTGAAAGAGCGCATTGATGCTTCAGCGCTGCGTACGGAGGTCACGCAACTGGAAGAAGATATCCGTCAGCGGATGGACACGGATATCGCAGAAGTGACCCGGAAAATCGGGAAGGCGGAAAACAGCCTCACGCAGCTGGTTGCGAAAAAGAATGAGGATCAGACACTGGCCATCGCGCAGGTGAGCCAGAAAGTGGACCGGGTGAGCAGTGAAATCTCACAGACTGTCAGCCAGGGGCAGTCAGAAAACGCCCGACAGATAGCACAGGTCCGCCAGTACGTGGATAAAAAAGGGAGTGAAATTACCTCGACCACGGATAAAAAGCTGGGTGACCAGGCCGTGACCATACAGCAAATCCAGCGGGTTCAGTCAGACACGCGCAATGAGCTGAATGCCATGTATATGCTGAAGGTGCAGAAAACAAAAAACGGTATTCCCTATGTGGCCGGGATTGGTGCGGGGATTGAGGATGTTGATGGTCAGACCCTGAGTAACATTCTGCTGCAGGCCGATCGCATTGCGATGATTACCCCGGAGAACGGCAACACCACGCCGCTGTTTGTGGCGCAGGGGAATCAGCTGTTCATGAACGACGTGTTCCTGAAGCGACTGTTTGCGGTGAGCATCACGTCATCCGGCAATCCTCCGACGTTTTCCCTGACGCCGGATGGCAGGCTGACAGCCCGCAATGCGGATATCAGTGGAGCCATCACGGCGAATACCGGCACGCTCAATAATGTCACCATTAACGAGAACTGTGTCATCAGAGGGAAACTGTCTGCAAATCAGATTGAAGGCGATCTCGTTAAAACAGTGGGTAAGGCTTTCCCCCGTGACTCCCGTGCACCGGAGCGTTGGCCATCAGGAACCATTACCGTCAGGGTTTATGACGATCAGCCGTTTAACCGGCAGATTGTTATTCCGGCGGTGGCTTTCAGCGGTGCCAGACATGAGCGGGAGAACAGCGATACTTATTCGTCATGCCGCCTGATAGTGAAGAAAAACGGTGCTGAAATTTATAACCGTACCGCGATGGATAATACGCTGGTTTACAGTGGTGTTATTGATATGCCTGCTGGTCGCGGCCACATGACGCTGGAGTTTTCTGTATCAGCATGGTGGGTAAATGGCTGGTATCCCACAGCAAGTATCAGCGATTTGCTGGTTGTTGTGATGAAGAAAGCCACTGCAGGCATCACGATTAGCTGAATTTTATAACCCATATACGGGCGCCAGAAATGGCGCCTTTTTTATTGCAGAAAAGCGAGAGGTAATTATGCGTAAATTATGTGCAGCCATTTTGTCCGCAGCCATCTGTCTGTCCGTATCCGGTGCGCCTGCATGGGCGTCTGAACATCAGTCCACACTGAGCGCGGGGTATCTTCATGCCCGTACGAACGCTCCCGGCAGCGATAATCTGAACGGGATTAACGTGAAATACCGTTATGAGTTTACGGACGCGCTGGGGCTGATTACGTCCTTCAGTTATGCCAATGCTGAGGATGAGCAAAAAACGCACTACAGCGATACCCGCTGGCATGAAGATTCCGTGCGTAACCGCTGGTTCAGCGTGATGGCGGGGCCGTCTGTACGCGTGAATGAATGGTTCAGCGCGTATGCGATGGTGGGTGTGGCTTACAGCCGTGTGTCGACTTTCTCCGGGGATTATCTCCGCGTAACTGACAACAAGGGGAAAACGCACGATGTGCTGACCGGAAGTGATGACGGTCGCCACAGCAACACGTCTCTGGCGTGGGGGGCTGGCGTGCAGTTTAACCCGACCGAATCCGTGGCCATTGATATTGCTTATGAAGGCTCCGGTAGTGGTGACTGGCGCACTGACGGTTTCATCGTGGGTGTCGGTTATAAGTTCTGATTAGCCAGGTAACACAGTGTTATGACAGCCCGCCGGTTCAGGCGGGCTTTTTTGTGGAGTGGATATGGCAGCAGTAAAAATCTCAGGTGTGCTGAAAGATGGTGCGGGAAAACCAATACAGAACTGCACTATTCAACTGAAGGCAAAGCGTAACAGCACCACGGTACTGGTGAACACGGTGGCCTCTGAAAATCCGGATGAAGCCGGGCGTTATAGCATGGATGTTGAGTATGGCCAGTACAGCGTCACCCTGCTGGTTGAAGGTTTTCCGCCTTCACATGCCGGGACCATTACCGTCTATGAAGGCTCCAGACCAGGTACGCTGAATGATTTTCTCGGTGCCATGACGGAGGATGATGCCCGTCCGGAGGCACTGCGCCGTTTTGAGCTGATGGTGAATGAAGTGGCACGTCATGCCGGAGCGTCATCACAGAGTGCAGCGGCGGCAAAGAAATCCGAAACGGCAGCAGCCTCATCGAAGAATGCGGCGAAAACCTCAGAAACGAATGCAGCTAACAGCGCACAGGCGGCAGCGGCCTCGCAGACTGCATCGGCAAACTCCGCGACAGCAGCCAAAAAATCAGAAACCAACGCGAAAAATAGCGAGACAGCCACAAAGGCCAGCGAAAAAAACGCAAAATCCAGCCAGACGGCAGCGAAAACCAGTGAGACGAATGCCAAAGACAGTGAAGCCAACGCAAAGGTGAGCGAAACAGCGGCGGCGAACTCGGCGAAAGCATCGGCAGCAAGCCAGACGGCAGCAAAAGCAAGTGAAGATGCTGCCAGAGAATACGCAAACCAGACAGCAGAGCCGTACAGATATGTTTTACAGCCGCTGCCGGATGTGTGGATACCCTTTAATGATTCGCTGGATATGATTACGGGCTATTCTCCGGGTTATAAAAAAGTGAAGATTGGTGATAATGTGGTTCAGGTTGCCAGTGATAAACAGGTTAATTTCAGTCGCGCATCAACGGCAACATATATCAACAAATCTGGCGAACTGAAAACGGCGGAAATTAATGAGCCACGATTTGAAAAAGAAGGTTTATTGATTGAAGGTCAGCGAACCAACTACATGTTGAATTCAGCAACTCCAGCTTCTTGGGGTAAATCTGCAAATATGAATGTCGCTGAGGTTGGAACTGATAGTTTTGGTTTTACTTATGGAAAGTTTGTTTGTAACGATTCTCTGATTGGGCAAACGTCAGCCATTAATATGGCATCAATTGCTGCTACAAAGTCAGTTGATGTTTCAGGCGATAACAAGTACGTGACAACCTCATGTCGTTTTAAAACAGAACGACAGGTAAGGTTGCGTATCCGCTTTGATAAATATGACGGTAGTGCAACAACTTTTCTTGGTGATGCATATATTGATACACAAACGCTTGAAATTAATATGACAGGTGGCGCGGCCTCAGGGATTACAGCGAGAGTCAGAAAGGACGAAGCTACCGGATGGATTTTTGCAGAGGCAACAATCCTGGCAATTGATGATGAGTTAAAAATAGGATCTCAGATACAGTATTCTCCTAATCAGGGCGGAGCAACCGTATCTGGAGACTATATTTATCTGGCCACCCCTCAGGTTGAGGATGGTTCGTGTGCATCATCTTTTATTATCTCAGGAACGACGGCGGCTACCCGCGCAAGCGATATAGTTACAGTTCCAATTAATAATAATCTTTATAATCTTCCTTTTACGGTTCTTTGTGAGGTACATAAGAACTGGTATAAAACGCCAAATGCAGCGCCACGTGTTTTTGATACCGGCGGTCATCAAACCGGAGCGGCTATTATTCTTGGCTTCGGATCTTCGGCAGATGGGCCAGACGGATTTCCTTATTGCGATATTGGTGGTTCAAACCGACGAATAAATGAAAATGCCGGGCTGGAAAAAATGCTTATTGGTATGCGGGTAAAGTCCGAACG